CGAGTACGCTGCTCTCTCCTATCTCCGTCCCTTCCAGACCAAAGATCTGGCTGTGAACGGTGACTCTGAGCGTTCGCAGTTGCTTGCAGAACTTACGCTGGAAGTTCGTAACGAAGCTGCTCACGGGATTGTCGCAGATCTGAACACGAACTAAATTGCTGTAAAATGGGGGGTGGGTAACTGCCCCCCTATTTAGGAGTTTTATGCCTAAGATATTTTCGCAAGACCTGGACACCGCAACGGTACAGATTGCACACAACGATGGAGAGGGAAACCTAGTCTTGGAGACAGTCCAAGATGTAAAGCCCTTCCTAGAACAAAACAAAGCCTCCTACGCCCGAATAGATGAAAGGGCGAGATGGGGAGAGTTCACACAGATTGCGAGCATTCCCTTTACTGTTATCCAACAGTTAAACAAAGAGGGGATACTAAAGGGGTTTCATATAGTCGAGCCTAAGAAGTTGAAGGCGTGGCTGAATGATCCTGACAATCGCTTTTTTAGAACTCGACCTGGGAGGATTTAATGCGAGTAGCAATATGTATCCCTTCACGCGGGGATATGATGATGGGGACAGCGTTTGACCTAGCAACATTGTGTGGCTATGACTCCAGATTTAGACAAGGCACACAGTCCATTTATACGGTTGCGGGTACGCTGATATTTGACCAACGCAACAAACTAGCAGAAGCGGCACTAAACGAGGGTGCGGATTACATCCTCTGGATAGATGCTGATATGCGGTTTCCTAAGACAACCATCGAGCGTTTAATAGCGCACGATAAAGACATAGTTGGGGTGAACGCCACCACTCGGAACTACCCTGTAGCACCTACCGCCAAGCATCTAGAGTGCGACTTTGAGGCAAATGAGAGTACCTGGTTGCCCGTGAATAGCAGGGGCAAGACGAACATCGAGAGGGTAGCTGCAATAGGGTGCGGTGTGATGCTCTGTAAGGCGAAGGTCTTTCACGAAACACCTAAACCTTGGTTCTGGTTTTACAGTCTGAAGAACGGAAAGACGCTAGGCGAGGATGTGCATTTCTGTATTGCGGCACATGACGCTGGATTTGAAACTTGGGTCGATCATGGCCTGAGTAATGAAATAGGACACATAGGCCAATACACTTACTCATGGCAGGATATAAAAGATGGCTCTGAACAACTACAGCGACCTGAAAAGCTCAGTCGCAAACTATCTAGGAAGAAGCGATCTCACTAGCGTTATTCCTGACTTTATTACCCTTACGGAGATTCGTCTTGCCCGCCAGTTACGACTGCGGCAGATGCTTAAAACGGTCACAAGTAGCACTACAGGCGGTGATAACACGGTAGGGCTTCCAAGTGACTTCCTAGCCATTCGTGATCTCTATATTGACCAAAACCCCCGACAAAGCCTCTCCTATTTATCACCTTCAGCATTTACCCGCGATGCTCGCGCAGCCGAGTCTGGTCTGCCAATTTTTTACACGCAGAAGGGATCAGAGTTTGAGCTTGCACCTATCCCTGATACGAACTACACATTAGTAATGCTTTACTACGCAAAACCTGCGGCATTAAGCGACTCTAATCCCAGTAACGAGTTTATGGCGAACTGCCCAGATGCGCTTCTGTATGGAGCCTTGGTAGAGGCCGAGCCTTACCTGATGAATGATGCAAGACTGGCGGTCTGGACGCAGTTGTACCAAAACGCTGTTTCTTCTTTGGCTGAATCTGACAACACCTCTGAATACGCAGGGGTTCCACTTACGATGTCTGTTACCTCTCGCTAGGAGTGAAAAATGGCTGAACTATCCAATTACCTAGAAAACAAACTTCTAGACCATGTATTGCGTGGCACAAGCTACAGCTCGCCCACCACGGTCTTTATGGGCCTTTACACCTCTGACCCTGGTGATGACAACTCAGGAACAGAGTGTACGGGCGGTGCTTATGTTCGGCAAGTTGTGTCTGTAACGACTGCTTCTGGTGGCATTGTGACCTCCTCTGCGGATGTAACCTTTCCTCAAGCAACGGATAACTGGGGAACGATTTCGCACATTGGTCTTTTAGATGCGCTTACCTCTGGCAACCTTCTTATGCACACATCGCTTACGACTTCTAAGACGATTGAGACGGGCGATATTTTCAAAGTACCTTCTGGCAACCTTACCGCAACGCTGGACTAAATGGCAGACCAATGCGGGCCGTGGTCGATAGATCAGCTAGACCTATTTGGGACTATTGATTCTATCCAGATCACGCTGGATTCCCCCATTTGGGATTCTGCTGATACTTGTATTTTAGAGTTTGCGGGAGACATAACAGGTGAAGGAAGTGTCACGGTTGCGGGCAATTACACAGCACAAGGTGAAGGCCAGGTCTCGGGAACGGGAACTCTCGCCTCGGGCGCAGAAAGAACGCGAACAGTTGAGGGCATCATTGCAGGAGCAGGAACGCTTGCAACGGCGTGTGTCCGAATCAGAGCAGATAACCTCGCAAGCATATTCGGAGAGGGAACGCTTACTGCTTTTGGGGGATTAGAGCAAAACGCAATTGCCCTTGTATTGGGTGGCGGCGAGCTTATCGTAATACCTAGTATTACCTTCTCGTCAATTGTAGCGTTACAGGCTACAGGGGCGTTATCTGGTAGCGGCTACATCTACGGTCAGGAATGGTCGGATGTGGCTGAAGAATCGAACACATGGACACCCGTTGCGGTTGAGTCGAATACCTGGACTCCCAGAACTGCGGGATCTAACACATGGGCGCAAAATGGCTAGAACCAATGTTCAGTTTACAGAATGGCTTCCTGACCAGCCAGGGCTTGTAGGAGCCTTGATTGAGGCCAAGAACATCTATCCTAAAGCGGTGGGGTATGGCCCCTTTCCAGAGGCTACGGACATTTCTGCGGCGGCTTCTCAAGACCTAAACAACGCAGTCGCAGCCAAGGACACCTCAACCACCAAGATATTTGCGGGCGGCTCTACAAAACTTTTTCTATTAGACTCCGCAGACCTGTCTTTGGATGATGTATCTGCTACGACCTATACGACAACAGAGAACTGGCGGTTTACCCAGTTTGGCTCTTATCTGATTGCGGCAAACGGTCACGAACCCCTCCAGTATTACGAGATGGGGGCCAGTACAACCTTTGCGAATCTGGATGCGGCTGCGCCTACTGCAAAGTTCGTAACAGTTGTCAGGGACTTTGTGGTGGCAGGAAATACTGGGACTTCCTCTAGTGAGGTTGTCTGGTCGGGTATTAACAATCCTAATACTTGGTCATCTTCTGCGGTAACCCAGTCGGACTCCCAAGATATTCCTGATGGCGGTGAAGTAAGAGGGATTACAGGCGGAGAGTTTGGCCTGGTTCTTTTAGAGCGAAGCATCCAGAGAATGTCTTATGTTGGAACACCCTTAGTATTTCAGTTCGATAATATCTCTAGGAATCTAGGTTGTTACGAAAGCCAGTCTGTTATCCAATGGCAGGGCATTACCTATTTTCTTTCTGATGACGGGTTTTATGCCTGTAACGGTGAACAGGTTGTGGGGATTGGTGCGGAGAAGGTAGACCGATTCTTCTTCTCTACTCTGAACGAGTCTTTGCTGTCCACCATGTCTGCGGCTGTAGACCCCATTAAGAACTTAATCGTCTGGGGTTATCCGAGTAACGATGAGTCTTACTACTTACTTATGTACCACCTCCCCACTAAGCGGTGGAGCTACGCAGAGACGACCGTAGACAGGGTAGCGTCCTTTAGCACACCTGGTGTGACCTTAGAGGGCTTAGATACCTACAACGCCTCCATAGACGCTTTAGGCATCTCTTTAGACTCTAGGCAATGGATTGGCGGCAAGATGGTCTTTGGTGGTGTTAGAGGGGCCAAGATTATCTCGTTTACTGGAGACCCCCAAGCTGCAAGTATTGTTACAAACGAGATCCACTCAGACAACAACGCAACGATGGTTACCCTTGCAAAACCGATTGTAGACGGTGGCTCTGCGAGTGTGGCGGTGGCCTCTCGATTCCTGCTTTCTGACAACCCTACATTTAGCACAGATGTGGCTGCGGACTCTGACAATAGAGTTGGAATTAGAAGCGTGGGCAGGTATCATAGGTTTCGGGTAATTCCGTCTGGAAGTTGGGAAACCGCCATTGGTTTAGACATAGATATTCAGCCAGCGGGGATGCGCTAATGTTTCGCAGGCTTCCTCCGCAAGGTTCTGCCAATCCGAGAGACGTTGCGGAGATTTTGAA